ATCCTGTCTCGGAATACAACTCTATGTTGTGGAACAGTGGGATCGATGCTAACAAAGACCAAGCTCGTAAGCAGAAGCGACGTCTTAACTACATCTCTAACATTCAGGTGATCAACGATCCTTCCAACCCTGACAACAACGGAAAGGTGTTCTTGTACAAGTACGGTAAGCGTATCTGGGACAAGATCAATGATCTGATGAATCCTCAGTTCGAAGATGAGCAACCAGTAAACCCATTTGACTTCTGGGAAGGTGCTAACTTCAAGCTGAAGATCCGACAGGTTGAAGGGTATCGTAACTACGACAAGAGCGAGTTCGACTCACCTGAGCCTCTCGCTGAAGACGATGCGTTGGAAGCAATCTGGAAGTCACAGACTGCTCTTGCTGAGTTCACTGACCCATCTAACTTCAAGTCGTACGAGGAGCTACAGGCTAAACTGAACCGTGTACTTGGTATCGACGCTGATACCAGTAACCGAAGTGCTACTGTAGAGGAAGCTGAACCAGCTCCTACTCCTGCAAAGGCAGCACCAGCTCCTGCAGCAGCTACGGCAGATGCTGATGACCTACCCTGGTCCACAGACGAAGATGATGACGATGGAATGTCGTTCTTTGAGAAGTTAGCTCAAGACGACTAAAGATTCATGCGAGTGATGCCGGATCTCGCCATGAAGGGTGACTGCTAGCACCTAAGCAACTCTAGCAGGGGAAGGGGGCACCTAGGAAGGCCCCCTTTTTTATACTACACCCTGCATCCTATCTTGAAGTCTACGGTGTCCTACATCAGAAGATCGAGCAGGTATTCCACCACTCATTACAGTAGTTGAGTTGTTATTTACATTATTATTAACAGTAGAGCCACCCTGCGTAGACGAAATTATTATTGGGGTTGACGACATTGCAATCATATTACTAGACATTTCATTGACAGGTACTGCTGCCGATATGGTAGGAGATGGAACAACTGCTCCGTCACTTGTACCAGCCATAACCGTTGGAGAAGCCGATGAAGCTGTTGGGCCAGCTTCTGGAAGAGTAAGTCTAGGATCCGCTGCACCCATAAACTTCATTCTGTAAACAGATTCAACAATATTTCTATCTCCTGTACTCATTGCACCAGTTTGTAAAAGTGAATTATTTAAGATGTCGTCGTTTATAATAATAGCTTCAAGTTGGTCTTTTGTTAGGTCCATTAACTTATCAAGACTCTTTATTTCTAATGGAGCAGCATTTATCATTACTCCAGGAATTGCTTCTAAAAGTGCTTCACTTCCAAAGGATCTTTCTACTGCTCCAGATTGAATGGCACTGTTAAGTGATGGACCTATTCTCTCTTTAAAAAACTCGTCTTTTTGTTCAGCGGTCAATTCTTTATACTTTATTTGAGCATCCGTAACCAACTCACCAGCAGTATAACCTGCTCGAGCAAACGGTACTCTTTTATCTAACTCCTGTAACTTTTCTCTAGAGGTATTTAATTCATCAAATGGTTCTAGCTGCTCTCGTAACTCATCTTGTCTTTCTTCTATACCACCTAGTTGTTGTCGATCTTGAAAAGAAAGTTTACCCAGTCGTCCTCTAGATATCTCTTCAACAGTTAAACCTTTGTCCATTAAAAAGTTTAATCTTTCTGAGCCGACTTCGTTAAGTTGACTTCTTAGACTTTCCTCAGATGGTCCATCAGCGGTCTCTTGTTCTAATTCTGCAATTCTGTTTGTGAGAGCCTCACGATCTCGTTGTGTTTCTCTTTCAAAAGCTAGCTCGTTCTCTTCTCCAAAAAATCTGGTTAAGTCATCAAACAAACCTCCTGCTAGATTAACGACATTATCCTTAAAATCTCTAATTGACTGGTTTATTTCAGCTAGCTCCTGGTCGTTCCACTGCATCTCATCTTGAATCAAACCTAGAGCTGGTACAACTAGAGATTCTGTAATTCCTTCGTATATATTTCCTGTAACAACCTGCAATGCAGATCTAGCTGATTCTTGTTCTACTGTGTCGGGATCGTAACCTTGAGCTTGTAATTTTTGCTTCTCCTCATCAAAAGCAAGCACGAAGTCTGTTACTTGGTCGAATAAAACTAAACCAGCTCCAATTATAGCAGCCTTTTTAGCTGCAGCTCTTAATACTTTTCCAAATCTAGAAGCTCCTGCAACTGAGCCAGCAACTGCACCTGCAACTGCCCCACCTCCAAGAGATAGTACCGGACTAAAACCATTTAGTGCTCCATCTTCTGTTTCTGATTGTAACCGAGTTGAACCCTCAGGAGTTCGATTTTGTCTTGCCTCTCTTAATGCCTCAAGTGTCCTGAAGTACTGTTCATCAGCCATGTCCTGTTGAATCTGAAATCGATCTTGTTCGTCTCGAAAAAACTGTACTAGGTTACGATTGATGTCTACCAACTCGTTTCTAATATCTTCCAACATATCCGAATGCTGGATAGTCTCGTCTTCTACTGATTCTGTGAGATCAGCGACAGGGTCGAGAGACAATCTTTCAATGTGTTCTGCCTGAAGGTCAGCATCCATCTTAACTACTTCAATAAGATACAGTAGCTGTCGTGCTGTTTCTTTTGCTGCTTGTGTAGCTTCTTCTGTCATTGCTTGTTCTCTAGTCTTTGTCTTTCTTGTTCCAGATGTTCGATAAGCATAGCAACGTAGATTTGTCTCTCAAATGGTACCATCATTTCAAGATCGCTCAGAGTATATTTGTGGTGCTGCATTAGTGCAAAGTTAACCCTATAGTGATTCATAAGGTTATCATATCCGAGCGCTACATAAAAAAACTAGACAGACCCTCCAGGTGAATCTTTTCTGACTGCTCACACTTAGGGCAAGTCCATTCAATAGTATGTGATAGCTTAGGCACTCTTTTAAAGAAGTCTCTAATCTTAGCAAACTGAGTTCCATTTAGACTTTCAAGAAAGGTCTTTATCTCTTCCTTTGAGAAGTCTTCATACACACTGTCACTGTCGTATACCATATCAACACAACCAGCTACCATTTCCATCATTGATTCCATATCGTTACCAGCTGGTATCATTGCAGCTAGTTGTACTGATGGATACTTTAGTACGAGTCCAACCTGATCTGTTATCTGTATCTTATTGTCTAGATCATCTGGAAAAGTAACTTCAATGTCTTCTATGTTAAGAGCATGTTGGTGTACGTGATTACATTCGCCTTGACTGTGTTTGAGTCTAAGCTCGATTACTTCTCCTACCGACTTTGCTCTTAGTTTTAAGAACAGATACTCTAGATCAAACGTTGCAAACGAGTTGACGTCAACGTTCGGAGTTGTAATACAACTTTGAAGTACTCTCTGCACTGCTGTAGACATCTCTGAAGGATCATTGCCTTGCAATGCCATAAAAAGTATCTTCTCTTCCTTTACTAAGAAAGGACGAAAGGTAATCTTTTGGTTGGTAGATGGAATAGTAGTTTCAAATTCAGGAGTGTTTAATATCGGAAGTGCCATAATTTATCTCTCTTCATAGAACCTGTATTGTAAAGATACTGTAAACGTCAGTAATTCGTTTGTTTGGTAGGTGTAGTTAAGTTCACCTAGTGTTCGCGGATATGCTTCAATCAGCTTTATCTCGTTTTCTTTATCACCTTTCTCGTTGTATTGCTTGATGGTTACGTCCTTAACATAGTCTCTATAATAACCAACATCGAATGAGGTTTCAGCACCACCAGCAATCCTAGCTGGACCAACAATCTTATCTTGCCACTCAGCAAAGTATTTTCTCTCTGTATGATCTGGTCTGCAATACAACTGAGCACTAACAGGAGCATAGATCGCACTGTGACCTATCTCTTGAACGGCACCGTATACTCCAGATGGAGCAGCACCAATTGATCGTCCAGGAGCAGAGATGCTAATCGTTCGAAAGGTAATATCTCTATTGCCTTCTATGATCATCTCATAGTGTGACGTTCTGGCAACACCCTGTCTCAGGTTGCCTCTAATCTCGTCTAACCTAAAAGCCATTACTGTAGTGCTCCTAGTGAGTCTCTATGTATACGTGCGGCAGAGGCCTTCTCAAACCGTTGTAGAGGAAGAAAAAGAGCGATGTCCCACTCTACTGGTTCTATCTTTACAAACCTTGTACGTACGTTACTAGCAAGATACTTCTTAAATGTTGGCTTGAATGATTTGAACCTAGATGCACTCTTTAGTACATTGTAGTTGATACGCATCTTGGTCTTCTCATTGTATCTCTGGTCTGATACTGTCTTATACAAAGCATCCATCAGTACTGCTCTCTGTCTAAGAGGAAGATAGTGCATGTTAAGACCAACAAAGCCACCTTCTGCTTCGTCTACTGGAATCACTAGAGGGAACCTATCGTAGTATGGCAGAGTCTTCTTGTGCTTTGGATCATATCCAAATAGAAACATACCACCCACTTCTGGTTTACCAACGTAGTTGTCACTACTAGAGATTAGTCTACCAGGCTGAGTACGAGTGTTAGATGCTTTGTCTCTGAACCAAGTACGTGCTTGTTGAGTACGCGCAGGTATCTGTCCTGCACGAGCACCCTGTGCAATGATCCGATCAAAGACATAGGCTACCACGGCTGTTCCTTATAAATATCCTTATGAGTACTATTTATACCGAAGACAGGAAGTGGGATACAACTTCTCTTACTAAGGGATCACTTATCGGGAAATAGGTTCTTCTCAGTTAGTATCTCAAATTTCCACTTTCTGTCTATACAATATTCCTTTGCAGCTCTCCACTTAGCTTCGTTAATGCCGTACGTTGCAACCTCATTAATGTACTTTTTGGTCTTACGGCTGCGAACGGTAGGTGGTTGAGTCTGAGCATATGGTTTTACTTCGATAAGTATAGTATCGGTACCGCCTCTAGCAGTACGTACCTTTATAAGGAAGTCTGGATAGTATCTGTGAAGTCTGCCATCTAATGGTGATCTGTAAGGGATAATTACTTCCTCACTACACCATTCCAATACATTTGGGTTGTTATCACAATAAACCATGAACATCCTTTCCCAACTAGAGCGATAAATAATACAATCGGGATCACCTTTGTATTTGTTAGGATGGCGTGGTTTATAGTATCCCTTATGTGTTCTCATTAAACTATTTAGGACAGCTCATGCCAGCAGTAATAGAAGAAACCATTAACTCGGTATCAGACTCACTTGGAAAGCTGAATAAGTCTCTATCAGGTGGTAATGGCTTACGGTTTCCGAGTGATTTGGGATCTAGGGCAGTTCATTTTAAGATCCAGACTCGAGAGAGAGAAAAGCAAAGGATAGGTACTTCTACCAAACCAGGAGCGCTGATTGCACTGCCTATTCCATCAAACCTACAGACAGGGTACGGAGCATCGTATGGTCAACAAGGAATTGGTGTGTTAGGTGAGACGGGTAGAGCAATAATTCAGGGAAGTGAAAATGTTAATCAAGCGTTAGCTGAATTAAAAAATCAAGGAATAAATGCATTGTCTGAGCAAGCTAAAGCTATTGCTGCCAGCTCGAGTGCGGAGGTAGCTGGTGTAATAGCTGCTGCAATAGGAGGTCCTCTTACTGGTCTTTCTGCGGCTGCACTTACTGGTCTTGGTGTTGGTGGTTTATTAGGAGCTGGTCTTGCAGTTAACCCTCACCTAGCAGTATTGTTCGAAGGAATGAATTTTCGTAACCACACATTTAGTTATAAATTTTCAGCTAGAGACGAAAGTGAGTCTAACTCACTTAAAAATATTATTAAAGAATTTAAGAATGCAATGCATCCAACAGAAAAAGGCCTTGCATTTTTTCAATATCCAGATGAGTTTAAGATATCATTCCCACAAGATGAGTTCTTATTCAAAGTTGGTAACTCTGTGTTGACAAATTTTGCTATTGACTACACTCCAGATGGTGGCTCCTACTTCCATCAGAACGGAGCTCCTGTCTCCGTATCATTGTCGCTGCAGTTTACAGAACTAGACATCTTGACCAAAGATGAGATAGCGGAGGGCAGATAATGTCTTTTATGTTTGACAGATGGCCAACCGTAAGCTATGATGTAAAGAAGAATGGTAAGCCTCTCACCCTCACCAACATCACTCTGCGATTTAAGATTAATGAACTCTTGAGAGATAAGTCAGTGGTGATGTATAATTATGATGTACAAGACGGTGAGCGACCTGATATTATTGCACACAAGTATTATAGTGATGCAGCCCTTGACTGGGTGATCCTTCTTACTAACAATATCATTGACCCTCAGTTCGAATGGCCACTAGATGATCGTTCCTTTGAAAGATATATGAGAAACAAGTATGGATCATTGGAAGCAGCCAAACGGACTCATCACCAATACGAAAAGATATTGAGAGAGACGCAAGTATACTTTGATGGTACGATCATTCCTGAGAAGACAGTCGTAGTAGACAAAGAGACATATGATCTGACTAGTGCAACCAGTCGTCGTGCTATCGATAAGTATACCTATGAGCTAGAGCTAAATGAAGCTCGCTCACGTATTAAGATACTTGATGAGAGATATATTACTGGACTAGTCAGTAGCTACAGTAACTTGGTTAACCAATCTCGGAATAATTAATGACGCAGCTGCATTCTCCTCAGGGAATTGAGTATACTCTTGAACTCTCATCTCCTCTAAACGAATCATTAGAACTTAGCTTAATGGTTGCTGAGTTTAATATGTACGAGGATATGTTTAGTGGATTCATGAGAATTGAAGTAGTTCTATCTGATGCAATAGGCTTGATGGATAAGTTTCCCATAGTAGGAGATGAGACTCTTACATTAAACTATAAGATCAGAAAGTATGCACAGTTCACTGAGACATTCAAAGTCTATAAGGTATCCAGTAGATCATTAGACAAAGCACGTGCTCACTCTCTAGTAATTCATGGCATCACATTACCTGGATATAGGAATTCTTTTCAATATATCTACAAGCCTTACATAAATTACAAAGCAGACGATATAATTTTTGATGTGTACTATGAATATTTAACTGACCTTGGAGAGGACAGTAAGCCATTAGAGATGCCTGTTCCTACCGAAAATCAGATCACAAGAGTCAGCTCAGGACAAAATCCTTTACAGTTAATAAATTTTATTGCGGCAGAATCGAAGAGTTCACAGGCTAAATCGTACAAACACCCATCAAATTATGTTTTTTTTGAGGACAGTAAACAATTTAACTTTGTTCCTATCTCATATTTGTTAGCTAACAAGCCAATCAGAGATTTTTTCTTGGCTGTCCCTCAAGATGAAGTTCAAATGAGAAAAGGTGAAAATTCGTTCCCTGGAGAGGCAATCCTTTCATTAAATATAGTCGAGTCATTCGATGATTTGGACAGTCTTCACAGAGGAGCATACCTCAATGAAGTGAACATCATTGATCCGATACTAAAACGATTCAAGATGCATCCACTACCGTCTGCAGATGAGATCAAACACGAATTCAGATATGACAGAGACTTTAACGACTTAGCTCACCTACCGAATAGTGGAGAGAAGATCGTTAGTCCTAACAGCGCTGTGATGAAAGGTACTAAGCCATATGCAGCACATCGTCGAATGATGATCACACAGTATGAGCTCGACAATGAGACGTACCCTACCATTGGTTACCTTAACGGTAAGCTATCAGCAGGTGATCAGTTACTCGATCCTAGACAGAGACACAAGTGCCTTCCCGAGTCTATACATGAGAAAGAGAACCTATTCAACCATATAGTTGAAGTAACTGTGCCTGGTGACCCTGAGGTGCGAGTTGGACAGACTGTAAAGATTAAAGTACCACAACCATCAGCGTTCAATGATCGCGATCAATTTTTAATATTGTACGGACAAGAAGCTACCTTCCTGGTCACGGCCGTGAGGCACGTTTACAATGGAGCGCTTGATTCGTATACAATGGTTCTGTCTTGTAGTGCTGAATCGTTTGCACAAGAGCCGGCCGGATTAAAGGTAGTATAGTATGAAAGTTAAACAAGAGTTCTTTGGATTCAATCCTGTGATGTGGATGGGAGTCGTTGAAGATAACAATGATCCTATCAAGCTAGGTCGATTGAGAGTTCGTATCTTTGGATGGCATAGTGGTGAATTGAATGAAGCCGATGGTGAGCCTGGTGTTAAGACTGAAGACTTGCCATGGGCTCAAGTGATGCAGCCTGTTAACAATGGACCTAATAGTGGTGTCGGTGGTCCCGTCACTGGTATTCAGAAAGGGACATGGGTGATGGGTATCTTCTTAGATGGAGAGATTGCTCGTGAACCTATGGTGATGGGTTCTATTCCTGGTATACCAATGCAAGAGAATCCCAACACCGGTGTGGCTACTGATGTTGACTTTGCTGGGAACTTTGTTGGGGAGCCTGTAGAAGGTTTCTATGATCCGGATGGTGTCTATCCAAAAGAAACATACCTGCAACAACCAGATACCAATAAGCTAGCTCGTAACGATGAGGAATATGCACACCCTGTAATAGAGCGTAAGATTAATAACAAGATGACCACTTCGTTTGGAGATGACGTTACTTTTGAAGAGCCACTGCTAGATAGTTGGTCTAAATTTAAGAGTAAGTACCCAGACAATAAAGTAATAGAGACTAAGAGCGGTCATATCTTCGAAGTAGATGACACTCCTGGGTTTGCTCGTATTCATATCTACCATAAGAACGGATCGTATATAGAGATGGGTGGTGCTTGTGGCGCTGGTAATAGAATCGATAAAGTATCAGGCGACTGGTATGCATTGATTAAAAGAAACTGGGTGCAGGCAGTACATGGTA